TATTACTACACCTGGCGGTAAGTTATTGTTGATTACTCGTTGATATTCCGATAATCTACTATCGTATATTGTTGGGTGTAGTCCTTCTGAGTAGTCGTAGCGTACACTTGGTACGTATTGGTATCGGAATCCACTCTCAGCTTCCCATTGAGCATTCCACACACTTAATTCTGATATAGTTAGTGTTGCTGATGATCCTGGTGTTACCGGTTCAAATTGAAGTGCGATTCTCTGGTTAGTTGCAAGTGATGGTATGCTTAATATTGCAGTTGTTGGAGATGTTATAGTTGTCGAAGTAAAGCTACTTCCACCGAGTGTTGATACGTCTATTCTTCGCGATACTATACGTATAGGTCCAGTTACAGTATCCACAACAACTCTTATAAAGTATGGGGTGTTAGGTAGTAGTTGTATAGGATTGTATAAATGCACACAATTTGCTGCAGATGTGTAAGAATTACCATTATTATCATATAACCATTTATTATTGGTGAATGATAGCGATGCAGGATTAGGTGGTGATGCTATACTTACAGTATTCCAATTATTTATAGGTGCTGATATAGATTGTGTTGGTCCTGGTATTCTATTCCAAGTATAGAACTCATACTGACTGCCATCAACTCTAACATCTCGTCCGTAACCACTTATACCTAAATCAATTGTATCATCTAACCTCTCATCACTTAATAACTGCTGTTCTACTTGTTGATTATTGTATTGGTTTTGATACGCTTGTATAGTTACAGCTGATCCGGAAAATTCACCTTCCAAATAATCGTAACTTGCTGTTGGTTGTAAAAATGGTAATTCCACTTCTGTTTCCCAAACATAATCACTTTGGTCTCTTTCGTCTCCATCAGCATCTTGTACAGCTCCGGCAACCGTATATACTTCTGGTATGTCTAAGGATGATGTTAATAGTAGATCTTCAACAATTGGTTTATTAGTTGCAAACTTACTTCGTTCTAGTATATTTGGCTCTAATACTAATCCGGTTTGTAAATTAGCTCTGTATGGTGCAAGTTTCTTTATTAGTTGAAATAGTGATGCATCGTAATAGCGTATAATTCGTATATAGTTATTATATAAATTATGCTTCGCATACTTTTTAAAGTATTCATCACTTAAATTTGTTAGATCTGGATAATATTCTCGGTATACATCCTGAGGATCCCCGATATAATCATCGATGCTAATTCCACCAAATTGCTCAGCTATATCTTGATTTATTTCGTTTTGTGGAGATAAGTAAACTCCAAGTCTAGGACTATCTGGTGGTTGCGTATCAGTTAATGATCGTTGGATTGAATGATTTCTGTATAAACTACTATCTACCGTAATTGTTGGCTCAATTCGAATTTTATTTGATACACTTCTATTACCACCTAGATCTGGCCACTCAAGGGAATGTACTTCTGTTACTGGATTGTAGTATGTTGATGCGCTTGGTAGGAAATTTGCAAACGATGAGGATTTTATTACATTTGATGCTAATGTATTTATTTTCTGATTTGGATGTTTACTGAACAAACTGGAGGTAAGTGCGTGATCGTATTTAATGTTATCTGATCCGAAAGTTTGTCTATAAATTAGATTATAGAAGCTTGATGTTGTTCCAGTAAATACGCTATCAAGATCTCCTTCAAAGCTCGTAGGTGCTAGTGCGTGATTATCAAGAACACTATCGTCTACAGCTTTTGCCCAATATCTTAACTCCTGTACGGACCCAGTGAAATAATCTCCACTACCTAAAAGAGTACTATTACCAGCTGGAATTGATATTAATCCATTTACTGTGTATTTTATATTGTATGAAGCACTTGTTGCACCTTCCACAAAGAAACTTGCAGTTGCGGTTTGAACTACTTTTTGATAGTTTGTTTTCTTTACGACTAATTTATAAGTTTGATCTGTTGATGACACATCACTCTCTACCAATCTCATAATAGTTGCAGAATGATAATTACCATCAAACACGGAGCATGATACAGACGCTGTTGCCCATGCAGCACCGCCACCATTCAAGAAAAAGCCTATATAATCACCAGATCCAGATGGAAATGCTCGAAGCTGCCATTGAGCTTCAGATTCCATTATTGTTTGTGTTCTCCTATCTCCTTTCGGAATCTTAAATCTAAGCTGAACTGCGTCTGGTCGCCGGCCTGTCTCAATAGTTGCACGCCATGGAGTCTGTATTTTTGAGAAATCAGATCCGTTAGATTGGCCAACTGATAAATCGTAAAAAAACCTTTCGTATTTTAAATCGGTCTTTGTAGTGAATTCAGGTTCTGGGCCACCGTATTCTCGTATTCTTAATATCGTAGCAGGTAGACCATAGCAATTAATCAATGCACGAATACTTCTTTCAGTACCTTTTGTTTTTATTAGGTATGGTAGGTTTGCCAGTACTCGCTTCCAAGTTTCCTTTACTCTATCCTCAGAACTAACTTGGTAACCACTAATATAACTTCCCGTTTGATCTACTCCAATTGCATATTCCCATAAATCCTCTATAGCAGCACCATTTTCAAAATCAATTCCTAAATTTTGAGAAACTGCATATATTAGATCCTTACTAAATCCTTCTAGGATACCCTCATTTCGATCATATATCCTAGTATACTCTTTGATATATCCATATATTAAATCGTAATAATGGCCAATCATATTAACAAATAAAACATACGATTCATTCGATGAATCTAGCTGTATGTGTTCAGGGATTAGCTTTTGTAAATTATTTGCATTGTTATAATCGTATATGCTTGCAGATGATATTATTCCATCAAACCACTCCTCTGCTTGTGATGATGTGCTATGGTATAATGCATATGGTTTCTGACTTGTTTGTTTTGGCCAGGTTGCGGGGTAAAATTCTCCATATGATGACGTTTCATATGAGTGTGAAGCATAATACAAATACTTCTCATATCCATCAAAAGCTCCTAGCAGTGCAGCCTTTTTGTTTCTTGCATCCGTAACATTCTTTGTATAAAAAAACGAACCAGTAGAATTGCTACTAGCTAATCCAGATAAATCGGTTGTGAGTTGCGCTATTCTAGCGTCATAAGATTCTAATAATTGAACCTTATATTTAAAATTTAATAATCGTTCTGTTGCCGATCCAAAAAACACAAAATTATCAAATTTTCTATAGTCGACGTTTAATGGAACTCCCTCTATTGTTGATCCACTTAGAATGCGATTAACTACACTTTGAATGTTTGCTGATGATGTTGTAATTAAGTCATTCCAGTTTTTAAAGGAGGTCTGTTGATTGACCCGTTGTTTTACTAAAACGTCGAAGTTTGGTCCAGCTATAGTCTTAGTTACTCTCTTTAGCTGGGGTGGGATTATAATTAAATTATCTGTTACCGGAGCTGATACCTCTTGGCTTAACCATAATAAATCACCTATTACGCTTGTATTTGGTAGTGGTGTTGATAATTTGAATATTATACTAAATGGGGATTCAGTAATAGTTAAATTATCTTGTATATAGTCAAAAACTCCTATTCTATCAATTGCGCTTGTATAGATGTATAGGTTTGGTAGTACTACTGATTTTTGTTGTTGAAAAAATCCCGATCCAAAAAAGTTAACAAAATTAACATTTGATAAATCGTTTGTTAAAAAAGGTACAACTCGTATTTCTAACCTATCATTGCTTATTTCTTGAATAGCTAATTTATGGGCGTCACTAGATCCTAACTGATTTCTTAAAAATCGATAAGTTATATTATATTTACCGGAGATGTAATTAGCGTCTACTAAATCTCGTTCGGGGTTTAATGTAATTTGCGTTCCTTGTATGCTTGCGACAGTACCTCGAGCTATTGACTCCAGATACACCGAGTTAATATTGTACAAATCGATCTGTACGCAGTCGTTTGGATATTTTGTATTTACATTAGATTGAGCACCAAATAACGGGACGGATTGATTTGTTGGTGAGGTATTTAACGTAATTGTTGGTGGTATGTTAACTGGTTGTGCCACTGTCTTTTAAATATAAATATCAATTTCTTTCTGATTGTTGTTGTTGTAAGCCGGTTGTCGATGGTCTTCCAGGTTCTGTTGGTGTATTCAATTCATTCTGTGTAACTGGCTGACTTACTGGTAGTGGCTGCAATCCATCCACTGTTGTTATATTAACAACTAGATCTAGCGTAGAGTCGTGTATATTTTGCTTTAGTTTTTCCTTTTCTGTATACCAAACATTTTTTGGTGGTATATTATAGCTATTGTAATTAGTATTAACTGTTAATTTATTTGCAAATAATACGTATTTCATACTAGTGATACCACATCGTGGTTCTCCATACTTCAAACCTATATTTTTATCCTGTCCGACTTGGCCGAATAAATCAATATATAACTCCTGCTTATCCCAATTATTGATCTCTGGTGATTGATCATCTTGTATTTCTGAAGTATGTTTAAACTCAAAGGATAGCTGCACCTTTCGGGTACCTTTAGGTATCGTATTGTTATCATTGATGGCAAAGAATGCAGCTGCTCCCGGATCGGATTTCAGTGGATATTGTGAACTTTCAAGATTGTCATTTATCCACTTAAGATTGCGATCCATTAAATATCCTATTCTATCTACTTTCGTGTAAGTTTGATTGTATATATTTATTGGGTTTCTATATCTTAGATTATCTGTGATTCGAGTTTTATTTTGTTCTGCGAGTTGGAGAAATTTTTCAAATATGATAAACCGCTGTTGTATTTTGTAAGCATCTCTTTGAGATACACCATCATCATCACGTTGATATCCATCGTTATTTGCTAACATATCAAATCGCCAAGTATTAAACTCTGCTGCGGTTCTGAAGTTGGCAAATATCATATACTGAAAATAGTATATGTTTCCAGCATCTAAATTGGCATCGCTAGATGCTCTAGAATCTTCATCTTGATCTTTATTATCAAATGCTACCTCCTCTGCGACTCTTCTGTAGTAATAATCATAGAAGTCAGTATCTCTAACTTTTGTTGTGTCATAATCACTATCGGCATTATCTGGGTTTTGCGATAATATTCCCAGGACGGCAATCCATATATCATTATTTATTTCATCATACCACTTATCTGTCCTAGCATCCACTCTTCCATCTCCACTTGCCAAAGTCCACGAATCAGCTGTCTGAAACGCGGACATTGCGTTGTAAATTGCATCTATATCATATAAATCATAACTTTCAGCTGCTCTATATGGAATACCCTTTGTCATTGGGGTTTCCAAAAACTTCGGTATATAAAATTTTTCTTTTACTGCGAATATATCTTCGGCTGTCGGACCATCTATATTTTTTTCAGAAATTAAATCATCGTTACCATCTAGATATCTGATATTTATAGTAGTTATATCATCTGCTATTGGTATTAGTTCGATTGGCTTCGATTCGTCTACACCTCCTTCCGGATAAAATATAGAGGTTGGTCCTCTTGTTGCGAAATCTTCCCCTATATCTTCATACACCGTCGTATCTATAATAAACCAATTAGTTTGAGTATTGCCTGATTCATAAGGTATATTAAATTTATATCGAGATAACCCAATACCTACGTAAGCAAAAAACTGACCAACAACACTATCTATTCCATAAACATTTCCATCGATGAGATCTGCAGCATCTGTTAAATCAATTGTTTGTACTGCTCGTGATACTGACTTATCTCCGAATTTACTAAATCTTATATTATCTCTTGTGAAATAGGCATTTGAATTTTCAATCTCTCTCTGTAGTGGAATTGTTAAATTACCTGTATTATTTCTATTGTATGTATCAATCCAGCTAGGATCTGGAAAAAATGTTGCTAGTGATGTTTCTGTTTTACGTTCGTTTAATACTAATGCCGCTGGAATACTTCTCGCCCACTTAAAGTCGGGAGCATTTATGTTATCATTATTAACTATTCTATTAAATACTGTAGGTAGGCTAGACCAATTGGTCGTTTTTGAAAAACGAAATACTTGTTGCGGGTATGTTACTTCTAGTGGTTTAGTCAAATCCACATTAAAGCTACCTAAATTTCTTGTTTCTAATAGGCCTGTGGTAAAGTAGTCACTTGTCTTTATAGATGTATCTGTTTGCCACCCATCTAAACCCTCATCTCCACTACCATTAACAACCAAGTTTGTGTATAACATTGGATGTTCAACATACTTAAATATTTGAATTTCTAGATCGGTTGACGTTGTTGTTCCAAAATTGTTTGTTATTTCTACTGTATATGTGCCTGATAATTCTTTTTTACTTGCTTGTTTGGATATATTTATACCTCGAATTCCTTTATCATTATTTAGTGAATTAACTTCGTATATAGGTGTACCATCTCTTTTCCAAACATATCTTAGATTACTATCATCATTAATATTCTGTAAATTTGATGGATCTGCTGCTATGACTACTATACTAAACTCCGTTCCCTCAACCATTTTTATAACACCATCTACTGGAGTTGCAACCTTATATTCCTCTTGATTATTTTTCCAACTCGTTTGTGTAAATCCCGCAAAAGGTTGCTGTAATATAGCTGGAGGTGTTGGATTAACCGGTAGCAGCTGGTAATCTGTACTTCTATTGGCTTTATCCCGACCAATTGGTTGAGTTCGAATAATTTTTTCCATTATTATAACTGATTAGGAATTATCGTTGGCTGGTTATTAATTGGGCTACCAATGTTATTTGTATAATAATTAACGCGATCTTGATCGGTTATTGGAATTAAGTTTAAATTCAATCCTGTGATTAATGTGCGGGATAATCCGTTTTTAGGCATAAGACGTAAAATAGGTACATTTGGTTTATCTTGCTGTAGCCGGAATAACATTGACGCATTTCCATCGAATTGAAGGATGTTATTGGGTGCTGGAGTGAATGCGGTAGTTGGTGGTTCCCATGAAACAACGTCATATAATTCATCGGTGCTTGATGTAAACTCTTCAAACACATCCACTAACCTAGGATCACGACATATAAAATTTAATCTAATTCGAATTTTATTTGTTTCAAAATTTAATTTATTGATTACAACTTTATTGTGTTCTACATACTGTCCTAGTGTATATCTGTTCAAATCTTCACTACCGTAAAGGGTATTAAGTATATTCGATACTCTAATAAATGCATCTTGATTTATTGTATTTGCGTTTTTCGCTTTAGTCCACGGATCTAATAAACTTATTCTCGACACTCTTGTTGTTATTGTTGTATCTTGATTATATAAATTAATAGGTAATTGATTATACCCATTATATTCCTCAATTACAACTTCGGCACTTTCATTTATCTCTGGCAATCCAGCTCTAGACATATTATCGAGACTCAATCGCGATGAGTTTTGTTGATAATTTTTAGCATTTAATCTAGCATAGGGGTTGTAAAATCCTGTAGTGTGCCTAAATCGAGATACTGCATTTCCTATATAACAGCTAAATACCGCACGCACACCTCGTACACCGTAAATCGTATTTTGAATGTAATCTTGTATGTCGGTTAAATCTATATCCTGGTAAGCTGATACTGTAGTTGTTTCACCATTAATATAATAATTGAGTTTTGGACGAGTAAAATAACCACCTCTCGTTACTAGATTATTAATATCATAATTATTAATATCGTAGTAGTTTAATTGATATGGTCTAGGATAAAACATATCAACCGTGTAGCCAAAATTATTAACGTTGTTGACCTTTTTATATGTATATGTTGGTGTATTACTTAATTTTTTAGCTTCTATATTGCCAATTGAGCTTACCCAACTATCAGTATCATCAGCTGCTATAGGATTTTCTATGTGATTTTGATAGAAGAATGGATCGGCTTCGATGTCAACAATTTCAAACTCAACTTCCTCCGAACTAGTTGTGCCAATGTCATTTGATACATCACAGCTATATAATCCAGATAGGGTAGGATCAGTATTTTTTATGGTGAGTGTATTATTTACAATTGTATAATCGCCATCGTTGATTAATACATTACCATCCCTTTTCCAGGTATAGATTAATCCTTGTGTTGGTGGTATTATTTGTGGTATACCGTTTTCAACATTAGGTATATTAGGTTGGATTGCTTGTATTTTCAATACTATCCGCTCGTTTGCAGCTATACGAACAATATTATCCGCATTAATATATAATATTCTTAGATCACTACTAGCAGCTTGAATCGATTTTATTGGTGGCTCACTGGCATTAAGTATACCCGATACGATTATTGGTGTTTGGTTTATGTTTATTGGAAAGAGGGTGTATCTTGTATCGTTTTCGTTTGTTGTAGATAATGCTATGCTTGTAAGAGGTGATGTGATCTGTGTATCTATTCCATCTCTTAAATCAATAATAACATTTCCATCTATACCTCTCATTGTTGTTTATTAACCTTAAAAATCCAATCTTTGTCATAAATTTCTTCATACCCAGCTGCAGTATCTACAACTTTAATGAGAATTTTATAGTATTGCTCTGGTTGTAATCCGTCTAAATAGTATTTAAAGTAGCTACCTTGGCTGTCGGCTGATATTTTCGTAAAGCCAGTATCAAACGGTACGATAATGTCGTTTGTGTCTGCTTTTACAATACTGTATTGTGATTGCGATGGTATTAGGTAATTATTTAAAAAGAGTGATGATGTTTGAAACGTCATCTGAGGAAATCTGGGTCTGGCTCCGATTCTAAAAGTCACTCTACTCTTTTCGTTGTATGCGTCTTTTATATTTGATATGTTTATATAATTTTCGTTGTTTATATTAATACTACTGTAGCTGGCTGTGTGTTCATAATCATTAAATCTCAATTCCAATCTTGGTACCCATATTGTATGGCTATCCCTACTAAAGAATTTTAGGCTCTTAAACACATTACTATCTTGTTCAGCTACATCTGTCTTTTTTATTATAAACCCTTGATTTTCTACTGTTAAGGCTAACCAATCTCGCACTATTGTAGTCACATCAAACTCTACATCTGCAGTTGAATAACTAAACGACTGTGTAGCTCCTGAGCCTGTAAACCATGTACCTCCACCTGGTATAGTTGCATATGATCCGGTTGTTGTAGCTGCATATGACGCTGTAGTCCACTTTAATCCTGATGTTGAAACCGCGCTTCTATATTTCCAAGTAACTCCATCTGTAGTTTCTGGCGTGTTTGCGTATCTTCCACTACCCATATTCCAACTTTGACTAATCGCATAGCATTGTAGTGTGTATTCTACGGGAATCTCCTCTGGTTCTGTGACATACAATTTCAAGTAGTATTTTGCATCTGATGCCGATGTAATTAATCCAGAACTGCTGTATTGTGCAAGCGTTGCTAGATCAAACCTAATTAATGCTCTAGAATTATATTTACTAGTGCCCTCAGATACCTTGCTAATATCAAGAATAGCATCAAGTCCTGTATTTTTATTTATATACTTTTCGTATATAGTCGCGTCTTTTTGTGGATAAAAGCTAATTATCATATTAGAATGTTGCTATTCTGCCTTTTATGTCTACGTTTGGATATTTTACTTCGAAAATACAAGGATCTAAACTAGGATAAACTATACCGTTGCGAATAGCTCCCGCTATATCATAGGATATGTTGCTATATCCATTGTACGAGTCATTTTTATTCGATATACCAACCCTCGTCACTGTTTGCACACCTTCTATTTTTAGTAATTCGGTATACACATCGTTAATGTTTATTGGTTGATTTATCTGCCATTTATCGATGTTAAAGTAGCTTTTCATACTATCAACACACCTCAACAATACTTCATTTGCATTAAATGACGGTAGTGTTATTATATCAAAGTCCACACCAATATTAACAACGAAAGCATCGCGAATATTAATACTATCTGTTAACATTCGATATGAGTCTAGATAAACTTTTAAATTTTCTTTTACAGCTCGATTAACTACTGCTATATTTTTGTTGTTATCATAACCTAAAACATACATATTTAACGCTAGCGGATTAGCTACTGTATCACCTATGTCTGATGTTCCAATATTATTTTGTTCATCTGGTGATATGAAAACCTTAGCAACGCTGCCATATTCCGCAGGCATTGCATATGCTCGAACAATATAATCTTCGCGAGTCACTGCACGGTTTTGTGCCGTAAATTGCGCTAGTGTATTTTGTCTTATTTCTTCTATAGATTCACCACTTTTACCACCACTTGCTGCAGTAGGATTATTTACAGCTAATGAATTTATTATTTGCTGATTTAATATTGATGTAGCTGCTGGTAGATTTGCTGTTTGTATATTTACATTTGTAATTTCTGTAATTGTATTTGATGGTACATTTGAAGATACACCACCTCCAGTCAAGTATGTAACTGTAAGTGTTGTGTTGCTTGGTGCAATACCGTAAGATCTTGTAAATAATGGGCTTGCCGGATCTATAGGTGCATCTATGTCTACCTTTCCAGTTGGTAGTGTTAGTCCTAGATTCTCTGGTGTAGCTAGTAGTTCTTCATCTGGTGTAGTAGTGACTCCTGAACCAAATTGTATTTCTATTCCATTTTCTTTTATGCGTGATATAAATCTACGATATACTTTTTTTAGTTTTAGTAAGTATGGTGTCTCGCTTGAATATACAGCTGTGTCAGGATCATTAAATTGTGTATTTGTAACTTTTTCAAATATAGTATCTTGCGCTAAGTATGGTACCTCATACCATATGTTACCATCCGAATCGACTACACTCTGTATTGCTATCAGGTTGTTATCTGTAACTAGTATTTTTTTAAATTTCTCAGCCGTGCCGATTGTGTATGTCGCGGTTTGCTCTATAGCACTGATTGCTTTTACTGTTTTTTTAGCAAGATAGTAATTTGGTGCACCAGTAGTTTGATCTACACTATATACAGAAATCTCTCTTGGTGAAGTGTATGAATTAATCGAAAAATCAACACCTTCTGGAATTATAAATTCTATTTGTCCAGCGCTAGATCTAATACGCATTCCAGGATCAATAATCAAACCATACGTCGTATCTGCTGTAACATTTTGGCCAATACCCACTGCTGGTAATAGTTGATATATGTCAATGTCGACTATAGATGGTATGGATAGTTTTGGCTTATAACCGAATGCACTTGCTATATCGAGGAGATTTCTTCGTTCCTGAGCATGTAGTACTAAGTTCTCTTTGAATTGACTATCAATATAGTAATTTAGTACATCACCAACATAAGCTGCCATCTCAATAAACATCATTCCTGGTGATGTTTCGTTAAAGTCGTTATAAGTTGTTGGGTAATAAACTTTTGCAAACTCAATCAGACCCTGCTTAAAGCTATCAAAATCGCGACCTAGGTATTTTATGTCTTTAGTTGGCATTTTAATTAGTGTTTATCTGCAGTGATATGCTTCTAGTGTTGAATTCATCACCTTGCAAACTTATTGTAAGTTTAACAAAAACCGAATTTTCATCTTGTGATGGTGTAATTGTTAACTCATTTATAAATATGTATGGAAGCCAAAACTCAAATTGTGATCTAATCTTAGAATCAATATTTGTTGTTAGTACACCATCGTTAAATTCAAAAATAGACTTTCTTAAATCACAACCAAGCTCTGGGTGCATTATACGCTCACCTTTATTTGTGAGTAATAAATTCTTTGCGTTAGCAAATGCTGCATCTATTGTTAGGTATGTTTGTTTGAAAGATGAACCATTAGACTCAATTGCTGGTAAATCAATACCAATTGCTGTGTCTAGCTCTAGATCTATAGGATCGACTCTGATTTGCTGTGCCATTATCCTCTACTATTATTAGCAATTTCATCAGCTCTCTTAAGTAATGCACTATAATCCTTTATCAAGGTCATAGTCTGCGCGCTAGACACTGGTAATTCTGGATTATAGGTTTCTTCAACTATAGGTCCTACTTGATCCTCACCAAATCCAGCCATGTTAGCTCTTGTATCAGCAAATATATCTTCCATAGATACTAGTGGATACTCTCTCTGATATTGCATTCGCTGCATTGTTTTTTGTTTTGGTTTAGCTTGTTCGCGAATGGGTTGCTTTGGTGAACTAATTTCCTCATTAAGTACTCGGCGAAGCTCTTCACCAACAACAGCTGTTACTTCTTCGCGAATTACTTTTCTTAGTAGTTTTACAAATTCTTGTGCTTTCATAATTATAAATATTATCGATATCCTACGAACGGTATTGGTGTGATGCCTGCAGTTGGGTTCGCATACGTTCCAGTTAAAATTTTTAGCTGTGTTTCGAACCCTCGAGCTATTTCTCTAATCATCGCACTTGCACCACCTTCAATTTGAGCTTTTATTGGTTTAAATGGCCCAATACTAGCCACTGTAAATATTGTACCAGTCGGTCCTACCCATGTACCTCCGGACCACAAAGCTCTTGTTGCTACGCTAAATGTGAGACTCATTATACCGGCCTTTACATTTAGTTTTTTTTCTTTTAATGCATCTAAAGCCGCTTTATTTTGTTCTTCTATCTTAGTTTTTTTTTCGTTAATCTTATTTGCGATTTCTAACTTTGCATTTTCTACAAATGCATTAAGATAGTTTATAACACCTTGTTGCTTTATTGTTATTTGGTTGAGTAAAAAAACCACAATTGATTTTTCACCCTGCAGCTTGTTTTCGAGGTCTTTAAAATAGAGTCCTGCTTGCGTTTTGGATTGTGCGAATCGACTAATTAGTTGCAACGTTTTTTGGGTGTATCGTTGTTCGATAGTTGCAATATTTCTTATCGTATTATAATCCTGTAATGCTGCGTATGTGAGTTCGTTGCCTATACTTGCTATGTCCTTGGGATTGGATGTAGATCCACTCAATATATTACCCACACTTTTAAAGAGTGTTATTTTTGTATTATCTTCTATTTTATCAAGTACTCGATCTTTCCATTTTTGAGAAAATTCCGGATCAGATTTAATTTCATTTACTAATGTTTTGATTGCTAGTATCAAATTATCCACCAGTAGTAGATCCTGCGATCTTCTTTTAAAGGTTTGTTTTTTTTCCAGTAGAGCTTCTATTTCGCTACCACTCTTATCTATCGATTTAAAATTAAAATAACCGTCAGCAATTTTGTTTATAGCAACTTCATTTCTCGAATAACTATATTCTCCACTAACTATATTTTTTAATAGTACTGTAGAACCTTGTAGTAATTGTTTGCTACAAGCTATTTGCTTTTTTATTTTAGTAAGTTTCTTTTTTTTATCTTCCAACAATCTCCTCTTCTCCTCTACTGTTAATTTTTTTGTTTTTTTATCCTCGACATCACTTTTAACTGGTATAAGATTTATTGCAAACTCAGATATATCATTTTTAGTTGTATCTATCTGCTCATCAATAGTCTTCTTTGTTTCATCTACTTTGCGTTTGAGTAGATCTTTAATTTTATTTAATTCCGGTTGCACTCTCGATTCATAAAACTTATAGAATGTTAAGAATGATGTTTCTCTTTCCTCTGCAATCGCTTTCTGCTGTCTTGGGGTTTTGTTTATTTCTGCTAGTAAGTCAGGTATATCATTATTATATAATGTTATTAGTTGATTGTAGTATTGTGCGCCAATTGCAGTTCTTGTTTTTAATTGCTCTATAATAATTTGCGCATCAATTTTAGAATCGACAACTAGTAATGTTAAGGTATTGGCAATTTCACTCAATCCGTTTTTATTAGCAAACTCTTGTATCAGTAATTTATTCTGTTCAGTGTCTATTTGTAGATTGCTTTGTAGTTGTTTTATTTTTTGTATCTCAGCATTAACTCCTAAAACTATTGATATTGATTTATTAGTTACTTTATTAACTAATTTTATTATCTTAGTATATCTTTTTATATTTTCTCGATTTTTCTTTAGTTGTTCTTTGTATTTTTGTTTGAAGTCAGATAGTGTTTTTTTTGCATTTTTATAGATGGTTGCTTTGCCATCACCCTTTCTCTGCGCTAACTCCTCACCACGTTTTTTAATATCTTTCTTTAACTCATCTATTCGAGTCTCAACCCTATTAGCCAACTGATCTGTTTTAACCTTTATTTTTTTTTGCAAATCTTGCAGTTTTGGCTCTAATTTCTTTTCAAAATATTCTATCCGCTTAAGTTTTTCATATATTATTCTAGCTCTGGAATTCGTATCCGATAACTGTTGGTAAAAAGTTATGTATTGGGTCGGTGATACAGCTGTGTTTATAAGTTCGAATAAATCTCTGGCTATCCTCGTAATTGTTTGAAGAATATACGCTCTAAATGCTTGATTGCTTGATGTTACCGCTTCAATTTGTGTTAGTCTCGTATCTAATCCACTTGTTAATGATGTAAACTTTTGTAGTGTTGATAGATTGAAGGAAAATTCAAAGTTTGTTATATCTTCAATTAGTGATAATTCATTACTAAAATAAGATCTAACATCTATGCTATTTGATTCTAGTTGAAAATTATCAATGGCACCAACTAGTAGTCGCAACTCTTCTTTTTTACTAGTAATCTCTTCAGTTATATTCTGATATAATTCAGTTAATGTCGTTGGTAATTCTTCTAATTCCTTTATTACCTGCTTTATTTGTTGTGTGAGTGATTTTATCTGAGATTTTAATACCCTCGCTTTTAATGCCAATTGTTTGACAGTTTGAGCCAATCCTTTTATACCACCCTTTTGTATTTTTATTTCTTCGGTTAAAAAATAAGCTTTGATTATATTTTCCATTAACCTACTTTTTGCATCTATTGTATTATAGAAAATATTTCCCATAGGATAAGGTGCTCCTAAAAATGCTGGTGCTGGTAGTGTAAATGGTACGCCTTGTGGTGCACCGGTTTTAATTGTTGCTACGTAATACTTTGTTATGACTCTTGCCCAATCCGATGCATTAGTTATCTTTCCTGCATCTAGTTCCGCTAGTACTGGCTGTACAAAAGTTGTTTCAAAGTTAATCGGCATTAAGCTAGATAATTTAATCTACTGTTAAGGAATGATTGTTCTGTGAATAAATTTTGATCGCTCACAAGTGTTTTTCTATATAACCAGACGCTCTTATCGTAGGGACCATAAAATACAAAACCATAAGAGTATGCATTCTGGTACATCCATCTGAGCGTTGTGTCGTTTATAGCTTGGGTTGGACCAAATTTAACATATAGCCCCGATCTACGTGGATCTAGTGTTAATTTGTTGGGAGTTTGGTATATTTCTGTTACCGATCTAACTGCCTGATTCGCTTGTGATACATTTTGTTGATTTGACGGCCTTGTTGTATTTGGTGGTGGTATAGATACAGGTTCACCTAATGTTGGTTCAAACTCATTATTATTCAAGTTCTCTAGAAAAGATACAAACGATTCGAAATTCTCATCTGTGTATAATGTATCTATTGCAATGGATGTATCTAGGAATTTTGCGTACTGTGGATATTTTTTTTTATACTTTACTAATCCGCGAAGCTCGTCAATTAGTGTGTACCTGGAAATAAAACTCTCCTCTATCTGCAATAATATATTTTTATCAGTTAATAATTGTAGTGACATTTGCTTGTATGCTTCATAAACCTTCTTGTGTACTAAAGCGCTACCGACTTGTGTAATTGAATTACTTAGGTCGTTTGATAGCACCTGCAGATCTGCTGCATTTAGATTCGGTATACTAGTTGCCGGTTGTATCGGTTGTGTGTAATCACTAATTTCTGCCATATTATTGTGTTGCTAATTGTCCTAATTGACCTGATGGTGTTAAGTTATCACTTGCTTGTGCTGATGTTTGTGGAGCTGTTGTTGTTGTGCCGGTCACGTCTGTAGCTGGATCTTGTGCTGGTGCTACCGTACCATTAACTTGTGCCGTTATTGTTGTATCTGGTTGTGTTATTGATGCTGGCGGCTTTGGTGCTGGGTCCGTTGCTTCGTGACTTACGCCATCCACAAAAACTACACTACTAAGCATTTCAGGTAATCTAGCTTGTATATTCGCTAAATCATATTGCGCATCTTCCCGAAAATAGGCTAATCCAACCGGTGTTACTATTCTTGCGTTTTTAATAACAACTAAAAGATCTTCGATTATATTGGCTAGTTTTATACCCAATGCCACCGGTTCATAGGCTTGATTTTCTGTAGGATCACCTTTTGTTTTAGGCTTTTTCTGATTATTAAAATCATAATCCTTCCCAGCATTTGGAACTCCTAAATATATTCCCTCAGTTGCATTTATTGTTATACTACTATCCGAATCTATATTCACCGGATTCTGGGAAGATATAGCTATTCCGGCAGCACCAAATAACATTAAGTAGTCCCGTTTACTGTTTATAATAACTCTATCCGAGTTTAGTAGGATTTGTGGTGCGTTTGCGAATGTGTTTGTGAATCCAACCGAGTCCTGTGTTATTGACAGTACCTTTGTAATATCTTGCTTTGTGGATGTAAATGTTGACTCATAAGTCACATCATCCATTGGAAAATCAATAGGCTCTAGTTGCTGGATCTGCAGTGTTGCTTCTCCGGAAAATTCCGTAGGTGATCCAGTGTAATCCAGAGATTTATTACTCTGGACTTTTTTTAGTATATCTTCGTAAGTAAACTTTAAAGCCATTATTATAAATTAGGAAAGTTTAACTCGAGGGTTTTATAAATTGCTGCCTTTCTGGCTAGGTGATCGATTTCCGGTTGCGTAAAATTATATATTCCCTTCTTATTTAAGTTGAAATTCTCATTTATAATAACCAGTGCATCAACCTGTGAAAAGGGTGCAAAAATACACCTATTAAGCCAGCCCTTACGAAAAACAGCATTTTTCGAGCCAGGTTTTGATATTCTTATTATGTGATCTACACTATATTTAAGACAATCTAAAGCAAATTGTGGTGTTCTATCACCAAGAGATACAGCCCAAGAGGGGAAAGAGGATGCAACACCATTCCATCCATAAGATCGCGATAATTGATCGATTCGCTTGTAATCCCACGTACCACTAGCACCGGATCCCCAACACATATCATATAAAATAAAACCTAAATACGGATCCTCTGTTGATATTGCTATAGGATATCTATTTGGTGATGAGCAGTAAAATAATATTGTCCATAAAGCTGCTACATCCTCATCTTTTAATAGGAGATACAGCATTTGAGATGCTATTGCAAAACCAGCACCACCTTTACCATTTGCGTTACGCCATCCTCTTAGATTATTATCTACTGATTGTGCTACCGACTTTACAGCTTGTATTCCCGTGTTTATAAAAATATCATCATAACTACCTACAAATGTACCTAGAGTTACTCCTCGCATTGTTGCACCACCAGAATCATTTGGATGGTTACCCCATCCACCCTCCCAACGAGATGTCATAGGCCTGACTGTTCCTTTTATCAACTTATACACAGAATCTACACTTATTTTTGGAGACGTGACACGGGCAGCTGATAATGCTTTGTTAATTAAGCTTCGAGCAATTGCGTCATAATTTGCTTTAGTAACAGATAGTAGTGAGTTTATATTTGACTGTACGTTTGGTGATAGTGTTGGTGGTGTTGTGTAATCTGCCATTTCTATTGCTGTTGAGTTGGTTGTGTCTCAGAAGTTTGTGATTGACTAGGAAATGCATCTGTTATAGGTTTAGTCACATCAACCACCTTTTGGTAAATTTGAGTTTCATCTTTGTTTGTAGCTATATTTGCTCCAGCAACAGCGTCAGCTGTTTGTTTTTTAAGCTTATATATAGTTCTCCATGAATCCATTTTTGTACTGCAACTAAGTCTTAAATCAATTTTCTGTGTACTGCACATATACAGTGATGAATTATCATCATTTATATTCTCAGTGGTATATGATAGTTGATTATTTTGATCTAATTTATCAGTTACTCTATGTACTATAATTGGAGCTCCAGACAATCCCTCTGTTGACCATGGATTATCAGTCTTGTTTGTGGTGCTTCCAAATCTTATTGATTGTCCAAATCGACCTTGATATATTGTATCTCCTTCGTAAGGTTGTAGTAGCGGTCTCTCTTTTACAATAACACCTAAGACATTATTACTATCTACATTATCTTTAATATAACTACTTTTATTTTTTAATTTCTTATTAAATCTCTGCAGTATGTTATTTATAAAATTGCTTACAGTACTATTATCTGATCCTGCTGTGTTTTTTGTCTTTGTTTTATCGCCAACATTGGGCAGTGAATTGTAGGTAATACTATTACTTAATGTTATGTTTGTTTGATAAAAGAACTGGCGAGTAGATTTTCCAGCGTCATTTACTTCATTTGAGGTTGCTAGAAATACAAAAACTAATTCACCTGGTAATGGGTATGATATGATCTTTCGATCGGCGGGATATGCGGTTAATTTTATTTCGTCGTCAGGTTTCTTTGAATTGGAAACTACCAATTTCTTAATTCTTATTTTACCAATATCTGCAGGTCCATTGTATGGGAATATTGTTGGTATAGCGTCTTTTTCGCTTAACATTACATCCAGTACAATACACGGACCTACAATTGATATATTATCAGATTGTGATCTTACATTTTTTGGAGCGGTAAAATGCTCACCAATACTCTTAAAAAAACTCATGCTGCTTGCTTATCTAATAGGTCCTGAGCTTCTTGCATTAGCTGAGCTCTTTCAGCATCGGATAGTCCACCAGAATTTTTATCATCCTTATCACCAGCAACTAATAATCGCTGCACAATAGCTGCTAATCTTACAAGATGTTCGTCATTCTTTACTGAGACTTCTAAATACTCTTTGATTAGTGGTACCATTGCAGCTGCATCATTAACGTTTTTGATTAGTGGTTTGAGCTGGTCAATAAGTCCCTTTATTTGCTCATCCTTCTTTCTACTATTATTGTAGATATCTTTCATTAAATCAGCAAATGATTTGCCATCGAATATTACTGTATCCTTATCCATGATAATAAATAATCTAATATTTAAAATTTAGATATTGGCTCGGGTGCATTTTGTATTTCTAATATTAACTGCCTTAATGCTTGAATACGAACACCGGCTATCCAAGCATCGATATTATCAAAGTAGCCGTCATTTTCTAATTTCTCGTAATCAGCTGTAGAGACATCGAAATGATAAGCATCGAGATTCGGACCACCACCAATATTTTCCCAGGCTTTAATTTCCCACTCTAGGAACTTTAATAGTCGCTCTTTACTAAACTGGATAATCATTAATATACTATTTGCTTTGGTATGTAACCTAATCTATCGTAGTCTTCATACATTCTGCGATACTTTTCTTTAAGAGACTTAACTACTCGAGTAACTTGTTGAGTTGATGCATCAGTCATTTCTCTTATGTAGATATAAAGAGCCTTCTTATTAAATATCTCTAAAGTTTCACGTCTTCTAAACAATTCTACAATTGCTGCAGCAATGTTTCTATCTACTCGCTTCTCATAACAAAAATCAATATTACTATCCCAGTAATTGACAAACTCAGTGATAAATGAAATCATATTAATGTCATCAGAGGGCGCTATCGACATCTTTGCGGAATCAGAATACACATCAATCTTATCATGCTGTGTTAGCTTTTTGAAATTTTTCTCATTTTGTAGAATAAAGTAGTTTTTAGCTACAATAGAAAAATAACTAAAGGCCTTACCTTTCTCTTTAGTAAAGTTTGGTAACTTCTCTATTAGAAAGGTAACGGCCTCGTGTTGGATTGTCGATAATTCCTGATTATCAGTATAATAAAATTTGTAGGTATGGATCGTATTTTCTACTAACTTATCTAAGGCATACTTAATTTCTCGTTCATATATTCGACTACGCTCATCACTATCTTCACTCTCATTATACCTTATAATACTTTGATCCACTTCCGGACCAAAATACATTTTTTTCTTACTAGTTCTCGGTTTTCTTTTCTTCTGTGTTGACATATTTCGACATAAAATTACGTATATCGTCAGTACACTCTTTTAATGCGTTAAACGTATACCCAACTTCATCATCAGCTTGAAACGAACCTCTATGATCAATTTCTTTCATTTTGTAATTAATTTCCAAAATTTTTATATATACTGCCGATATAAATTGTACATAAGCTTCTGCATACTTAACTGCACGATTATACTTTGTATAATTAATATACGCTAAATATGTAGTAATTCCAAGTAATATTATTAATAATACTATTATAAATGTTATCATTATTCAAAAAGTTTATTGAAGATACCTTGTAAGTCTTCTTTTTGTTCTGAGGATAAGCTATCTACTAACCTAGGTTTTGATTTTGTTGCTGGTGTTTTTTGCTGAGAACCTTCGTTTCTATCCCATATTTCAAATTCTATCCTTGCAGCCATATGGTCTGCATGATGTAGTATGATTGGTAGATTGGTCCGGAGTTTAGACTCTTTTGTGTGTGATATAAAAAATGGTTTATTTGCATCGTCGTACAATCCATCATGCAAGCGAATACCAAGATACTCATTAAGTGAAACCGAAATACCTAACTCCTGCAGTAAGAATAGACTACGCTCAGGTACTGGTAAAAAAGCATTAGCTGGATTATATTTGTATAATTTACCTATGTTTTTTCTATGCCACTCAGAATCATTAGGTAAGTACTGCTCAGCTTCCTGAGTACCAATCTTACCTAGATCGTGGTTTAGTGCTGCAAATATCAACTCCTCATCAGTATAATT